TGAGATACAAAGCACGTGAGAGATATAGCTTTGGTTACTCTGATCCTCGTTGTGCATACGGATCACAAGGTTCATAAACTTACACTGGATCCTCCCAGATAGAAGAAGGCGGTTGCAAGACCGCCTTTTTTGTTTTACAACTATATTGTTAATGTTGGTGAATACACGTCATAAGGACGATGTATTTACTGGTCAAATTTATAGGAGACTGACATGACAACACATTTTAATAATGGCGTTACTAACGTGGTTAAAGACAAAAGCCCGTTAAAGAACGCAATGATGCCTGATCCATTTCCGGTTACTAGTACTCAAGGTGGCGGATATGACTTTCTAGGCCAAACTTCATTCTTTGATGATTTCTACGATATCATTACCAGATCGAATACAAGTTCTAATGGTACTGGTGGATCACCAGGATGGTATGTAGCCCAAACGAGTGCTGGTAATCAAGTACTTACCCCAACAAATCTCGCCCACGGCGGATGGTTGAAAATGGATGAAACCGTTGGAACAAACGATGCTGTAAACCAGCTCAACACTTTCACTAACTTTCAATTAAGCACTCTAATGAATTCTGCTTTTGAATGTAGACTTACTGTTGAAGATGTTTCGGCAACTGAGCTAGTTGTTGGAGTGATTGATACAGCCGTAACGGGAAGTGTAGTGGATATTACTGATGGACTTTACTTCAGTAATTTCTCGGATCCTACTTCTATTACTGCGGGAACAGGACTTTATCTTCACTCTGAAAAGAATGGAACAATAACTTCAAGTTCAGCATTAGTTGATCCATACACTGGTGATACTTTTGTTATGGAAGATGGTTCTCTTCAAGCGGCTAGTGCGACTCAATTAGCAACTCCAAGTAATTCATTTATTTTTGGGTTTAATATTGTGCCTAAAGGATTAAATGGTAATACTAATACTGCGGTGATTCAATCATACTTAGGACCTGTTGGAAAACAACCTATGGCTGCTGAATCAATTGCAACTACTAATTTACCTGATGACTTGGGACTGGCTATTATGATTGGAACTAAAAACAATACAACTCAAGGAGCCACTATTTGGGTTGATTATGTTAAAATGATAAGTTCTAGAAGCTTCGGTAGTTCAACTACTAAGTAATAACAATTAACCAAGGTAGGGTGTAAAAGCCCTACCTTTTATAGGAGATAAAGATATGAGCATACAAGGCCCGATAAGTTCGTTTGCGATTACTGCGGCGGGTTCAGGTCAAACTGCATTTGCTGGTCCCGCTAGAATTTTAGGTGTTTATTATATGAACACTGAAGCTCAAGGCACAATCACGTTATATGATGATACAACTGAAGTTTTAAAAATTCAAATACCTGATGGATCCACTACGGAAATATCAAATTATATAGAATTACCAGGCGACGGCATTAAATGTAATACTAGTCTGAAGTATACTTTTACAACAGTATCATACGGAACAATTATTTTCCAAGAAGGATAATGTACAAGCTAATGTTTAGCTTAGCTATCATTAGCGCACTCAGTATGTATGGATGTGTATATTCTGGTATGTCTATGAAACCCCATAAAACAACTGTCAGTACAACCTATGGACAAGATGAGGTGGACAAGGCAAATGACAGCAAGGATCAGAGAAAGGATTCAATGCAGATAACCGTGAAACAGGAGTTCATATGGGAGGAGTAAAATTATCCTTCGCAATTGTGGCATTTGTACTCGTTCAGGGCGTGGCAGTCATTTGGTACGTGAGCAAGCTGGATTCGCGCGTGGATCAGATGTATAAAAGCTTCGAGGAAGAGAATAAGAAAGATGTGATCGAGAATCAGGTCAAAATGAAATTGGATTTGCAAAATTTAATTGAAGATGTAAAGCAATTGAGCAAGGATGTAAGAAAGATGCAGTCAAAAGACAAGGAGATTGTAAAGCAGAACCGTTCTATCGAGAAACAACATCGTGATCTGTTTAAATTTTTGGAACAGAATCAAGGAATGAATCAGCAAAACCAGACTAAAAGTGGCGCCTACAGCTATGGCGACTAATAACAGATAATTAAAAGGAAACTAAATGACTACAGGAAAAATTAAATGGTTTAATCCAGCCAAAGGATATGGATTTATTGAACAGGAAGGCAAGGATGTCTTCTTGCACGTATCGGCTTTGGAAAAAGCGGGTATTGACACAGTACAAGAAGGAGAAGAAATAGAATTCGAGATAGGAGAAAACAAGGGAAAAGAAAACGCGATTAACATCAGGAAAATTATAAATTAGTAGTTCAAACATTCACGCCTTCATCATACTTTACACCCATCAAAAAAAGGATTAGTATAGGAAGATCTGCTAGGTCGAAGCCGAAGAATAAGCATAAGCGGAGATCCTGGAAGAAATATAATCGCCAAGGAGGCTAATATGGCACAAGGATATAAGGCTCGTAAAGATGAGTCTATTGCTATGAGGGTTAAAAAACCTCGCACTAAAAAACAACTAAAAGCAAGCGCTGATGAATCCTATGGAAAATTTGGTAGCGGCAAAGGTAAAGGTGTTATCAATAAAAGAGGCGGAGGTATTGCTAAAAAAGGAGTAGGTATCGCTGCTAAAGCCAAAGGAGGCGTAGTTAAACGTCAAGCAGGCGGCTTAGGAAGAAGGAATTTACTGGAAGAAGTAGGACGAATTGATGCAGAACGCATGAATCCTAATCGAAGAGCCGAGAGGACAAGAGTCATAGGTGAACTTAATAGAGGCTACAAGAAAGGTGGAGCTACTAAAAAATCTAAAGGTGGATCCATTGGCGCTGCAAAGCGTGGCGGCGGCGCAATTAAGAAATAACCGATGCCAACATATGCCTCTACAGCGAGTTTCGACCTTGCAATTGATGATATTGTAGAAGAAGCTTTTGAACGGTGCGGTTTACAAGATCGTACTGGTTATGAAATAAAAACCGCACGCCGTTCCCTTAATATTATGTTTTCCGATTGGGCGAACAGGGGCCTTAATCTATGGACGATTCAGAAACAAGAAAAAACAATTACATCGGCAAGCACTAACCCTTTGACGGGAACTGATTTATATGGCTCAGACGCCAATGCTTCCCAACAAATTATTGATATTACCAATGTCATTATGAGACAAGCTTCGGGGAGCGATAGCAATGATTATGAGTGTACACGTATAGGAAGAGACGTTTATTGGGGGTATACCGTTAAATCCACATCAAGTAGGCCTACTCAGTTTTATTTTGAAAGAACCATCAACCCTTCTTTATATTTATATCCCGTTCCTGATACTACTTATACCTTGATTTATTATGCGTTAATTCGCATGTTTGATGCGGGGGATTATACCAATAACGCACAAGTTCCCTTTCGTTTTATCCCATGCATGACGGCAGGACTAGCTTATTACATGGCGATGAAATATGCTCCTGACAGAATTCAATTATTAAAACAAATTTATGAAGAAGAATTTAAACGAGCGGCGGATACGGATAGGGAAACCGCCAATTTTAAATTTACCCCCGAATGGAACTATCTTACTTAAGGAGAAATTATGGCTAGATACGCATCAGGAAAATTTGCATTACGCATATCAGATCGATCAGGTTTGGCATTTCCTTATAATGAAATGGTTAAGGAATGGACGGGATCATGGGTTCATTACAGTGAATATGAACCTAAGCAGCCTCAATTAGATCCTAGATACCATCCTACTGATCCTCAGGCATTACAACACGCCAAGCCTCAAATTGCTAATTCTACCGTTTATGTAGGTTATACTAATGTACGTAAGGCTAATGGAGAATCCGTAGCAAGCGGTGTATACGATGGAGTGGGAGATGGAACGACAGTTAATGGTTTTCAAACATTGGAGGAATCAGTCACTTTATACCGTGCTAATGGAGTCGCCTATGCGGGTCTTGTAAGAAGTATGCAACCATTAAGTGTTCAACGACCAAGTCAACCCACAAGGTTGCATAGTTCAGTGGGAAATGTTACGGTGACCACGACATGACCGATTATTCTGATTTGTTAACAAACGTAAGAAATTACACGGAGACATCTAGTGATGTTCTTTCTGATGCGGTCATTAATACATTCATTGTGAATGTTGAAAATAAACTTTTTAAGGAAGTGGATCTCAGTTATTACCGAAAATATGACACGGCCAGTTTAACCCAAGATATCGCTTTTCTTTCCCTTCCAGGAGACTGGAGGGCTACTCGATATCTTCAAATAGTTGATGTCAATCTTGGAGGCGGGGTAAGAACAACCTTGCTACAGAAGGATATTTCCTTTATGACAGAGTATTGGCCTGATAGAACAGCAACAGGTACTCCTAAGTACTATGCTGATTGGGATCAAGATACGCATTATATTGCGCCAACACCAAGTTCCAACATGTCTGTTGAACTTGCATATCTAAGGATGCCTGATAACTTATCATCATCCAATACTTCCACGTGGATCAGTCAAAATGCTCCCAACGTGCTATTATATGGTTGTGTCCTAGAAGGACTTGCATACTTGAAAGGTCCGACAGATATGATACAATTATATGATAAAAAATATAATCAATCTGTACAGAATCTTGCCACATATGAGATGGGGCGAGATCGTAGAGATGAATATAGAGACGGTGTCATTCGTGTCCCTCTCGAATCTAGGAACCCATAGGAGGTTATTATGGCTATAGTACAAGCTGTTTGTAACAGTTTTAAAGTGGAGATCCTGAAAGCCTTGCATGATTTTACAGCAACGACAGGGAACTCTTTTAAATTAGCGCTTTTTGATAGTGAAGCAACTTTATCAAAATCAACTACTATCTACGACACACCCGATGAGGTAGGTGCATCAGGCACTTATTCCGCAGGTGGTGGAGCATTAACATCGGTTACTCCCGTGTTATCAACTGATACGGCTGTATGCGACTTTTCGCCCGATCTTTCATTCACCAGTGCAACTATTTCTGCGCAGGCTGCTGTGATTTATAACAGTTCCACGGTCACTGGTTTAACAACCAATGCATCTGTTTGTGTGTTAGATTTTGGTGGCGTTAAATCTTCTTCAGCTGGAACATTTACAATTACATTTCCTGCTGCTGAAGCAACTGCTGCAATTTTAAGGATCGCATAGGAGAATAAATCATGGCCTCTGTTCAAGGATGGGGCCGAGAGACTTGGGGCAGTGGAGCATGGGGAGAATATGCACCCGTTGCCGCTACAGGTAATGGCCTCACGTCAAGCACTACAACGCCTACAGTTGTAACTGATCAAATTATCAGTGTCACTGGATTAGGCACAACACTTTCCGCAGGGACAGCTACGGCTGTTGGTATTGCGAATGCAGAACCAACAGGCGAAGAATTAACGTCCACTGTTGGCGATTATACTATCAATACAGATCATATATTTGCTATCACAGGTGTGGGGGCAACCTCATCTCTAGGAGATACCACTGAATCAGTAGAAATTAGAGTAGGATGGAATCGTGATACGGATATTACCACTGGTGCCGCTATTGGCTGGGGCGACCAGCAATGGGGTGCATCAGGGGGTTCTTTCGCTGTTAGTGGAAATTCTTTAACCATAAGCCAGGGCGAAGAAACTATCACCACGGATCAAAATATTAGTGTTACAGGGACGAGCCTTACTTCATCCATAGGTACATTTGCTATTGCCGCGGACGGTAATATCACTATCTCACCAGCCTCAGAGCATCAATTAACAGCAAGTGTTAATGATGTGACGGCCGAGGCGGAATGGGTAATTTATGCTACTGGAAATAGTTTAACACTTTCTGAAGGAGATGTAGGAACTTCTGTTTTTGTTACTGGAACTTCTTTAACGCTTAGTCAGGGAGATGCAACTCAAGAAACACTTTATGAAGCTCCAAGCGTCGAGGCCACTTCTTCCGTAGGAACTTTGAATATTGTCATAAATGTTGACTTTACAGTCACAGGGGTTTCTGCTACAAGTAGTACAGGAACATTCCGAGGTACATTCTGGTCACAAGTGGATGACTCGCAAACAGCCGTTTGGGTAGAAGTTGACAAGGCTGCATAAAATCATTAAAAAAAGGATATTAGGAAATTAAATGGTAACTTACTCAACTGGTCTTAGAACAGAACTACAAGTAACAGGGGAAAATTCAGGTACATGGGGAACCATTACCAATAATAACTTTTCTCAGGTTTTTGAGTTTGCCATTGCAGGCGTTTATGCCGTTCCCGCTATTACAACTGGAACAAGTACCACATTAAGTAATTCCGATGGACCCCAGACTGCTGCTAATAACCAGTCAAGACAAAATCAATTAGTTTTTACAGGAACCGTTTCCACGACTCATACTATTCAATTTCCAGCAACACAAAAAACTTACGGAATTTATAATAATATTAGTGGTGGAGCCGACATTTCAGCACGACTCGGAGCTGGAGGAAATACACTTACTATTACAAACGGAAAGTACCGTCTTGTTTCAACGGATGGAACTGACTGGTATGACATCTTATCTCTAGCCGGTTTGGATGAAACATGGGCGGTAACAGCCAATGTGACATTAACAGCAGGGCAGAATGTTCTAGCCAATACGCACGCTGCCGCGCGCACATACACTT